GAACTATTGTTATTTGCCTAGGAGTTATAACCGAAAAAGGGAATATTCAAGACTGCTGCAAATCTTGCGCGGATGGACATAAATGTGAATCAGATAAATGAAAATAATTTGCAATAAATTTGCACAGCATTAAAATTATCCCCATATTTGAATATAATTATTAAATTAGTAACTTAAATCAAAGCAAAATGAAAGAAGGATTAATCAAAGCAGCGGGAGGATTTTTATTAATCTTAGCAGTATCAATATTGCTATCAATGTTCAGCTGCACAAAAGAAAATGAAAAACTGATCGAGGAAATTAAAAAAGATCAGGAAACAAAAAAAATGCCCACGAAATTCGAGGGGTTTTGGGAAATGGATTCAATGGGCCTGGAAGTGCTGGACGCTTTTGATACGGCAATCGTATACTCGTCTTTAACTTTCAAAGCTGATAGTATGTTTAAAGTAAATAGATCGACGTTCTTAGGCACTGAAAACCACCACAAAGACGACTTTCAGTTTACTAACGACTCAATGTTTTGGCTCGGTATAAAATACAGCTACAAGTTAACAGAAAACACATTGCTACTGGTTGACGGTCAAATGGTTGAACACTTTGTGAAAAAATGAAAATATTAAATAGATACGAATCAGGCGCCAGTGAATGGAAATGCTCACATTGCGGGTTTGAAAACATTCTAGGTATTTACACTTGCAGCGCCTGCAGTAAAACAAATTAAAGTGAAAGAAATATTATTTTGTAAAGTGGATTTAATGCCCTGCCCGAAATGCGGTATAATGGTTTTTAAAACCCAAGTAGAATGCTTTAACTGTGGAAAATTGTTGGTATGAAAAACAATAGAAAAAATAGAGCCTTAAAATATATTCGAGAGAAAAACGGATATAACAAAGGCCGTCCTTTTGCATTTTTTACAAAAGTTTCTGCTCAACTCGCGAATGAAAACATAGATATTGTAAGTGATATGGTATTTTGTGAATCAGAAAAACAAAAGACATTGTTCGAGAAAAAATTTAAAATGCCTTTTCAGGCTATTGATTTTAAACTAGGACAGGAAAGTGACGACTACATAAAGTCGATATACACCGCTAAGGTAACTTTTAAAAAGGTGTTGCCTATTTTTGAAACTATGCCAAACGGAAAAGTAGTTAGAATAAAATAAATGGATAGATCAGCTATAAATATTGATGAAGTTTGCTCTATGCTGATTGACGGTAAATCATACCGAGATATTGCAAATCACTTTGGCGTTTCTTTGGGGACGGTACATAATTTCACTTCTAAGGATGAACATTCCGCGCGTGTGCGCGAGGCCAGAATGATCTCGGCCTCAACGTTTGATGATAAAGCAGAGGAAGTTCTAAGAGATGAAACATTAGAATTTGCAAGGGCTAGGGAGTTGGCTAGTCATTACCGCTGGAGAGCTTCAAAAAGAAAGCCTAAAGAATACGGCGACAAGCTGGACGTTACCAGCGACGGCGAAAAGATAAACACGCCGCCGCCAGCTATTAACATTTACAACGGTGCGCCGCCTTTGGCTTCCAGTGAAGATGAAGTTAGTTAGCCTCTAAAGTAGTGAGTGTATACGCCGTACCTTATGGCATCCATAAGGTGATTGAATTTATCAATGGGCGTATTTGTTGACTTTCCGGTGTTCGGGTCTTTGATCCATTCGTACTTAGTCTTTTCGATGTGAAGGTTCTTGCTGCTTTCCGTGTAAAACACTTTAAAATCCTTCTTTATCATCATAATACCAGCGTTAACACTTCCTTGACCTTTACGCGCCGGATACACCATTAGGTTGATCCTTCTAAGTTGGCTTATCATATCCGGATCATGTTCGCTGTATATTGGCGTTGATGGAGTAAACCCGTTCGCCTCGAATGTTTGTTTTATTTCAGTTGGCGAAATTCCCGTAGTGTACGAAATCTCGTGAACGTATATCGTTTCGCCTATCCTTGCAATCTTTACCGATGCTGTAGGGTCGTTGGTATATCCGTAGTCAATAGCTCCGAATATTTCCGCGTCCTTTGGAAATTTATCATCTGGTATAATTTGCCAGTTAGGGAATATAAGCCCTAGTATATTTCCGGTCTTACCACGCGCGTAAACCTCCCAAAGGTCTTTGTCTTCGATGTTTTCTATTTTATCATGTTCTTCCTTGCTCAGGAAAACATTGTGCCTGTGATCGCTTATAATTAGCTTCACGCCGGGGCGACCTATCAGATTGTCGTGCGCCCAAAATGGAGCTGTTGGGTTGTAGTCAAGAAATATTTGTTTACGCGTACGAATAGCAAGCTGCCAGTACACTAGCCACTCAATACCGTTGGCCTCATTAACAAAAAGGTAATCACGCTTTCCGTTCTTTGCATCCTGAGCGTCGGAATAACTATTGAACTCAATCAGTGATCCGTTTTTAAAGTAAATAATCCGGTTTGTTTTATTCCAACTATCGACGTACTGTAACAGCTCCAGAGAGTTTGCGTATATTGTTTCTGCATCCCTATAAGCTCCTTTGCGGAGGTTTGGTATATCCTGACCGGCCACGGTGATAATTTGCTTAGGCTCAGAAATAGCAAGCAAAAAAAGCCGCTGCATGATGCTGTACGTCTTACTGGAAGATGTGCCGCCCTGATTGACCAACACCTTTTCCTTTGCGATGTAGTTCGCGTGAAATACAGGCGTGCAATTAAACATATTTTAAGCGTTAGTTACCACAGTTGGCTGCGCTGCATTTGACAACCTGTCGCCGTCAGCAACAGGAGGGAGCCCAGCCACACTCCTAATTTCGTTAATCGTTAAGTTTTGTATTACATTGTTGCTCACCAATGGCGACAATCTATTTAAGTTATCAACGATTGATTTGGTTGCCGCTGGCTCAATATTTAATCCTGTTAACTGGTTAGTTAAATTAAGCGCCATTTCAGGTGATATTATCCCAGTTGCTACTAATTGATTAATTGATGTTATTTTACTTTGAAGTGTTTGAGCTTCTTTCTGTTCGTCAGTTCTCAATACTTGTATGTGTGTGAAGTCAGCGACAATCTTATCTCCGTTTTGCAATCCTAAGAACTTTGTAAGAGATTGACAAAATTGGTCAGCTTCTGGGATAATAGTATCCTGATACGATTGCTTTATTGACTCCTTAACGTTTTCGTAGGTCGAGTTTTTGGTAGAGAAGATGTTTACGTTTAGGCCGTAAGCGTCGCAAATAGTAATCATGTTCGCGTCGATCTCTTCAAACAACATCAGCTCCTTCACAGGGAAGGCGTTGTGCTGCCATTCCGACTCAATATCAACTATTTTAATTGCCTTTTGTCCCGACGCTGCGCCGTACTCTTTTTGGTTTTCCTTTTCTAACTCATCTCTGTCTGTCTTGCTAAGCTTGATCGACCCCATTGAATCTCGTTGCTTATTCACTATCATACCAAGCGCACCGCGTTTAGAGTGGATAGCGTTTCTGTATTCGTAAGCAAGCTTGATGTTTGTTATCGGAAATTTCAAAGACACGATAGGCGACGTACCTACTAGCGGATTATCAAGGGAGGAAATCTTTTGGTGCAAAATATCTTTCGGATCAAATATTCTTTTGTTTTCCCCTTCTAGGTATTCGTACTTTTCAATAATGGAATCGACACTTGTCTGGTCAAATATCTTTCCGGTAGAAATCATTTTCATGTATCTCGGTGAGATGTTCCACAGCGCAACTGGAGGCGCTAGAATTGATGGCTGGTTCTTGTACATGAACTCGTTTCCGTAAACCTGCTCCTGTTGTTTGAAGTTGCGCATCCATTCGTTTTGACTCTGCAAAGGGTTTGGATTTTCCAAAAGAGTCATTAGGGTAATATCATCTTTTTCTTTGCCGTCCTTATCAACCAATTTTAATTTGGCAGCAGAGAACATTATAGCCTTCTTATCAATGACTCCTTTTAACTGCGGAATCGTTTCGTATGCGTTCGCTGGCCTATCTACTTCCATCCATATAACCCCATTTTGGCTTAACATAGTCGTACTACTGGAGTAGTAAATATCGCTGGCATCTTGACCAAACACTAGATTTCTTAATAAGTTTTGAGTGGAAGAAATGAATCCCATGAGTAAAGTATTTTTCCTAAAAGTATAGAATTTTACCAAATAATGTTTTGAATATTTGCTTTAAACGGAATTTAATTTTACGTTTGGGTATGTATTTAGATTTTAAAATGGCGAAACAACTTACAAAAGAAGAGATTGAAAAGCTAAAAAAATTGAAAGCATTAAAAGAAAAGCAGCTATGTCAGTCAACAGAGATAAAAAAGTAATAAAGGCTATTGAGTTCGGAGAGAAGACCTTCGAAAGCAAGGAGGCTTTGTTTTCTGCTCTGAAAAAAAACGAGGCAAAATTAATTAGCCTTAAAAAATCGCAGGTTTACAAATCACACGAAAAAGGGCAGCTGAATTTTTTGAACCTGGATAAGTTCAACGGCACTGTTAAAGGTATTGAATCCGCAAAAGAAGGTTATATTTATCCGATCATATCTACTGTCAACTACTTAGATAGTCACGGAGACGTGCATTTAAAAGGCAGCATGAACAAAACAGCCAAAGAGCAACACGGAAAGGTTGTTTATGCGCTAGACCACAAATTACAGTTCGATAATATTATTGCGTGGCAAAAGGACGTTAATATGTTCATTACGAATATTGACTGGACTTTAGTTGGTAAAAATTATGCCGGAACAACTGAGGCGCTAGTTTTTGAGATCAACAAAGAAAGCATTTCTAGAAAGGACGTGTTGAACGCTATTGAGAACAAAGTTTCTGACTTTGAAAACTCTATAAGGATGGTTTACCACAAAATTTCTTTAGCTATTGATTCCAACGAAAAGGAACACGCGGAAAACAAAACATACTTTGACGCTAGGATAAACGAGATAGCCAACAAAGAGGCTGCTATTGAGCAAGGATATTTTTGGGGCATTGAAGAACTAGCCATACATAAAGAAGGAAGTTTAGTTGTCGCCGGAGGTTCAAACGACGCGACATCCATATACGCAAAAGAAATTGAAGCCGCTTTTAGCACTTCAAAAGAAGAAGAGCCGCTTTTAAGCACTCAGGAAAAATTGAACAACGAGGCCTTGGAAGCCGAAAGAAATCTTAAAAATACTTACTTAAAAAGAATTTAATTATGAAAATGAATTGGAAACACTTTCTAGGAACAAAAAACCTTACGAAAGCACAATTTGCGGCTAAGTCAGTCGATGAAATGGACTCTTTACTTGAAGAGTTTCACGCGTTGAAAGATGCTGAAATCGAGGCTTTAATTGCCGCAAAAGGATCAAAAGAAGAAGTTGAAGCAGCAAAGGAAACTTTGCGAATCATGAAGGAAGAACACGTTTCTTTAATGGCAAAAATCAAAGCATTAGAAGAAAATCCTTCAAAACAAAAAGAAGAAGGACACGCTTCAATGTACGACGCTTTGAAAGCTGCATTTGACGAAAAAGCAGAGGTTATCAAAACCATCGTTGCCAACGGAGGACATCAAGAAGCTGCTTTAAGAATCGAATTGAAGACAGTAGGCACAATGTCTGTTGAAAGCACAATCGGAGCCGGATCGACTCAGGTTTCCATCACTCAAAACACGGGCATTATTTCTCCTATCAGAAAAAGAGAGTTGAGATACTTAGCGAATGTGTCAGTTGGTAGAATTGGGACAAACCGAGCGATGTGGATTGAAGAGACAGACGAAGAAGGAACACCTATCATGTTAGGTGAGGGCGACGCTAAAACGCAACTGGATGTTCAATACGTTGAGCAAACAATTGCCGTTAAAAAAATCGCTGTTTACGGAAAAGTAACCACAGAGTTAATGGCTGACATTCCTCAGTTAATCTCTTATATCCAAAACAACTTGATGAAAAGAATGGACATCGTTCTTGAAAATCAATTGTTCTCTGGATCAGGAGTAGGCGACAACTTGAAAGGATTGTATGAGTTCGACACCGCTTTTAGCGCTGGAGACTTAGCTGATTCAATCATTGACGCTAATGAGATCGACGTGTTAGAAGCTGTTGCTCTTCAAGTTGAAACTGCTTTCGGCATGCCTAACGCGATTTTCGTTCACCCTTCAACAATGGCGAAAATGAAGTTAATCAAAGACGAAGCAGGTCGCCCAATCTGGAAAGACTATGTTACTATCAGTGGTGAAATGGTTATCTCAGGAATGAGAGTTATTACAACTACCGCTATAACAGCAGGTAATTTTATCGGTGGTGACTTGACAGCGGTTAACGTGTTGATTCGTGAAGACATGGGTATCCAAATCGGTTTGGACGGTAATGACTTCACTCAGAACAAAAAAACAATGTTGCTTGAAAAACGCCTTGTTCAGTTTGTTTCTGCTAACGACACTCAGGTAATTGTAAGCGGAAGTTTTGCAACTGCTAAAGAAGCATTGCTTTACGCTCCGGCAGAACCATAATACAAACCATTAGCGGGAGGCTATAAACCTCCCGCTTTTAAATAAAAAGTATGGCTAAAAAGAAAAAAGAAGAACCTGAAAAGGTTATCGAAACGGCTGCTGATGCTACCGTCGTGGAAAAAAAAGAAGAACCTGAAAAGGTTGAATCTTTTTCTAAATCTGACAGAATAATTATCGTCTCTACCGGAAAAGGTAAGTCGATGAACAAGGAAGGAAGAGAACACGAAGTAAGCGGATCAATTGCCAATGCTTTAATCGAAAAAGGACTTGCAAAATTTAAAGAAATCAAAATCAAATCTAAAAACTAAAATGAAAAATTTAATCCTCTTATTATTCGCGTTCACGCTTTCCTTGGGATTGAGTGCGCAAAACACCGCCAATGTCTTTACAATGACAGGCAACGGTGACACCATCACTAACACGACAGCGGATAGCGTTGTGCTTTCTGTAAACAGTTACTACAAGTCTGTAAGCATTCACGCAACGTTTACTAGAATTACCGGCACTGCTGCTGGTAACGCTAAGCTGTACGGGACTGTTGATAATACAAACTACGTACAGATTGGCACGGATACATTGGCTATGGCTGCGTCTGGAGTCTCTAGTTATGTTTGGATTGTCGATGGGTCGCCTTATAAAAAGTACAAGGTTATATTTACTGGCTCCACAACACTAACGGGAAGTATACGCGGTTACTTAATGGCAAGTCAAGCGGGGCAGAGAAACACTGTATTTACAATGACAGGTAGCGGCGATACTGTTACAGACAGCGGAACGGATTATGTTGAGTTGCAAGTTAAAAACTGGTACGAGACAGTAAGTATCCAAGCAAAAACCACTA